CGCTTTGCCTGTAGGAAAGCAACCGCCATTTCCGACCATGTAGACCACGGAGAATACAACTCAGAGATATGAAACGAGGCAATCCCCGCAAAGGGCTTGGTGCCTCGCCACTCTCCGGCGCGTAGCATCTCTGCTTTGTCTGCGTCGTTGAGTGTAGCGCCACACGCCACACAGACATACTCGGCTAACTCCGGCTGACCGTCAGGCCACTTTACTTGCGACCAAACGAGCCTTTGGAATTCTTGACAATGCGGACAGGGTACGAAGTAAAACCGTTGGTCGCCTGACTCGAATCCCGCCTCAATACGGCTCGATCCCTTAATCGTTGGCGTACTTCCTGCCAAAACTTTGCGGCTCCAAAAGGTTGCCGTTCGTTTGCGTCCGAGCGATATCGGATCGCCTTCTGTCCCTGCGCTTGCAGGGTAACGATCCACCTCGTCGAATAAGACAATCCTGATCGGGCGAGAGGCTAGACCCGAAGGGCTATTCGCACCCGCTACGGTTAAGTGACCGCCGGTAAACTTTTTATGCAGTAGCGTGTTACCGCTATCGCGTGACTTAGGGTCTGCAATTCGTTCTGTGAGAGCCGGAGTATCACGCACCATCGGTGCGAATCTGTCCTTGCTCCACGACTCTGCCATCTCCAAGGTCGGCTGCACCAGTAGCATCGGTGCAGGGTCTTGGTGAACGTGATACCCGATTACGTTATTGAGAATCTCTGTCCAACCGATCTGTGCGGCTTTCTGAATCCAGACCTCTTTCACCGTTTCGTCGGTGATCGCGTCCATGATACCGCGCTGATATTCAGCCCTTCTGGTACGCCAAACTCCCGGCTCTGCCGAGGATTCGCTAGACAGTCTCCGATAACGATCTGCCCATTCCGAAATCGTCAGTTTCGGAGGCGGTCTCCAAGCCTTCGTCGCCTTCTTCAATACTTCCGATATGTTCGTAGTTATCTGCACTCTCGGAGAGTTCGGTGAGGGCGGTATCGATTTCGTCGCGTAACTTTCCTGCGATTGCATTTGCATTGGTTTGATTAACTAACTGCGGCGCGATCTTGGTCGGCAAGCCAAGCAGTTTTGCTCGACAACTGGAAATGTGGTCAGCCCATGCGGAGACAACATCGGAGACATAGACAAGTTCTCCGCGCTTTATCGAATTCTCGATGGATAACTTATCGCCCTGCTCTCGAGCGAGGCGCGTTTTCTCTGCAAGTAGGTCAGGCGTATCAGGGTTGACGTTCGGGCCGCGCTTCTCGAGTGCGGCTTGCAAGTAGCGAATATACCAAGCCATGCAGGGGCCGAGTTCATATTGCCCCTTACCGACTGTCGGTAAACCTTCTGCCTTTAACTGATGAATCCTTCTGGTAGAAAGATTCAGAGCGTTGGCGATCGTACCTACATCAACTGGCATTAGCGAGCCTTAAATTTCCTGTGTCGCTCATCAATGATACGTGGCACTGCGTTATTCCAATTCACTTTGTGATGAATACGCTTATGTTTTCCACCCATCAAATCAATCTTGCAACAGTCTGGAGCGGCTATCACGCTATAAAACGATTTCACATAAGTGCCAAATGATTTGTAAATCTCCGTATTGCCGCCAGAGTTTGACTGCGTAGCCATTTGCACTAAAGATACATCAGAAATTTGAAAGAACAGTTTTCCAATTCTGCCTTGTGTTAAGTAGGTATTTACGTCGTCGTTCATTCTTCCGATAAAAATAATATCTTTTTCAGGGTTTTTATTAACCTTGAAAACAAAACTATTCATCGCTTTCCTTTTTAATGTGTTGTTATTAAAGGAGCCAGCGCCTCCAATAAAATCACCGCCTTGAGCAAATGCGATAGTGTCAACCTTGGTTTCTTCTAAGCAAGAAATAACTGCATTAAGCACGTTATTGAGGTTTCCTATTTTTTTTACCTTTAATGATGTTCCCTCAATGAATCTGTGTTCGAAAGATTTATAGTCATCCTCGTATTCGAAGAAGTAATCTAATCCTAAATTTCTTGCTATGTCGTAACAAGCATTTCTAGCGTAGACGATAACTTTATTGTTTTGAAAGTTATCCATAATGTCGAACTTGTTTTCGTAATCTATTTTGCTGAATACGACAACTTCGTTCTTGAATCTTTGCTTGTATTCGTCGATGGTCTTATCTTCATCATCTACTATGATGAAAATTTTTCCTGTGTAACCGTGGCTTCTCAATGTCCGATAAGTTATGACATTGTCAGGCCGGCCATGTGAAAGAATGAAAACAGCAAACTTTCTATTTTCATCCATTTTACTTCAATTCATTTTTGATCTTGCTGCTGCTGTAATTGTGCTTTCTTTTAAGGTACACAATTTCTTTTCCTAGTTCTTCAATCTTGTCTCGAAGTTCCCAGTCTTCAGCCTTGTGATCTTCGCCTAGGAAGTAAACATCATAGTCGAGCGATACGAAAGCATCGCGATCTCTTTCTATGTTTTCGTATGGGATGACCTCGTCAACCCATTTAACTGCGCGGAGTTGCATATATCTTTCGTAGATTGATTGCTGCGGATTTTTATATCCTGGCTTGCAATGAAGCCCTACGATCAAAAAATCACAATGCTTCTTGGCTTCTTCTAAAGACAAGACATGACCCGAGTGCAGGATGTCTGCCACCATTGGGAAAAATCCAATTTTCATTTTGCCATCTTCTAAAGTGATCGAATCTATCTTGTATGGTTTGCAATTTTTTATATGCAATCCGTAATATGCTTTATGCAGTTCAGTCTTCGGAAAGTTGAAAGAAAAAAACAACATTTTGATCGTGCCGCTATGGGCAACGATTAGTATCTTTTTGTTTTCGTACTTCCCTTCGATTTCATCTATGAAACTTTTAACTCTTGAATAAAACTCTTTCTTACTTTCAATGCTGAACTTCTTAATAAAGTTATAGTTTTCGTCTTTTAGCAGTTGTTCGCTATTTAAGTGCTTGCCTTCTAACAAGCCCTTGTTAAGTTCTTTCAGTCTATCGTCGTATATAGTTGGCGTATTCTTATGATGTATCAGTATACTGAAAGCAGTCGATCTCGCTCTTTTAAGCGGCGAACAAAAACATAAGTCGAAATGTTCGTTTTTTAACTGTTCGGCTACTGCCCTTGCTTGCTCCACCCCTGTGAAGTTCAATGGGATGTCGTACTGCCCGTGCATGATGCCATTCTTATTCCAATACGTTTGCCCATGCCTAACAAACGTATAGTTGTTTTTCATGTTATTCAGTATCGAACATCTTATTAAGTTCTTCTGATAACTTTACGAATCCGTTTTCAATCGCTTTGTCGAAGTCGATGATCACCAAAGCAGACATCTCCATAAGATTCTGCATTTCCGCATTGGCGTGCGAGTAGTAATCAGCAATCTTTCGATAGTCGAAAACCGTATGACGTTCTGCTGCTATGAGCAGGAAATTCTTTTCATCCTCAGTTAAGCCAGAGGCTTTAATATCGTCGATTAACTTCTTGACTTTGTCTCTATTGCAAAGCCCTTCGAGATTAGGCTTTTCGTTACTGGGTTCGTACTTCGGAGTTTCGATCTTTCGCGTATAAGGTTCTTCGGTTCCTTCTGCGATATCGTCCAATGATAATTGGGCAATCTCTTCCGAGGTGAACCCTGTTTTATCTGTATCGAATTCTAGGTTGCCTAGTTCTTTCAACTCGAGGGCAAGTAGTTTTTCATCCCACCCTGCATTAAGAGCAATCTTGTTGTCAGCGATAACGTATGCACGTTTCTGTGCTTCGGTAAGACCTTCAAGCCTGATGCAAGGCACATCCTCGAGATTTAACTTTCGAGCCGCGAGCAGTCTGCCGTGTCCGGCGATGATTCCATTTTTTTCGTCGATGAGGATTGGATTAGTAAACCCAAACTCTCTGATACTTCCGGCTATCTGAGCAACTTGCGAATCCGAATGTGTCCGCGAATTCTTGGCAAACGGTATCAACTCCGTTACCGAAATTTGTTCCACGTGGAGCATTTTCAATTTAGCCGTTAGTATTGGCTGTTAATTTTAGTGAAGTGAAACCCGTATCAAAATTGCTATGTCTAGGAAAATATCGGGGTCCGAATTACCCCCAGACTTAATACCTGTGGGAGGACCCGCGAGTTGTGCATAACTTGTGCATAACTAGGGTCACAGGATCGATTTCTGGGTTGCGAGAGCGAGTTTGAACCCCGCTTCAAAGTTTGTCTTAAGCCGTAGGTTGACCGTAGCCTCTACGATCTCATTGAATCGTAGGCGTTTTTTGTACGTAGGTGCCTTGCTTACATAGATGAACAAGGGTCGGAGTGTTTTACCGAACCCGCCACTAATGCGTTCGTATATGCCCGGGGCGAGATGCTTGTTTTTCTCGCGGTTGGGGACGACGTTAAAGATTGGATACCGAGGCCGAGCCTTCGGTCGTTGTAGTCCTCGGAGGTTGGCTTCCTTCCTTCTCCTTGCTCGAGCTGCGTTGCGTCGTTGTGCTTCCTCGATTGGGCTGACGTTATCGCTCTTGGGCTTGGAAGTCTTACGAGGCGTTGGCCCTTTCGGTGTGGTGCGTTTACGTTGGAAT